GCGAAGGTACCGTTACCCGAGGTCTTGCCGACCGCGTTACGGTGGTTATTTACGATGGAATCGGACGAGGTGTAGAAGACACCAGACAGTGAGCACTGAGGAGCAAGGTAGTTGGTCTTGCCGTAGAAGTCCTTAAACTCCGGCTTCTTGAAGCCCATGAACTTGCGACCAGTGGCGGCCTCAAAGGTCGCGCCGTTGTTGCCTGCGTACTCGTTGGTAGTACCACTTACCAGAGGATAAGCAGGGGTAGCCAGAGAGCCCGTGCCGACGCCGGCGATGGCCGTGCCACTGAATCCTCCCGTGGTGTAGACCTCGAAGAAGTTCGGGTGGGTCGTGATGTTCTCAGACGTCAGACCCTGCGAGCCGGTGATCTGAGGGTCAGTCGTGCTGGCCCCGCCGTCGATGCCGACGTAGTCCACAGTTAGCGTGGCGATTCCGAGCGCGTCATAAACGATGCTGTAACGGTGCGCGGCGCAGTTCGCGTCGATGGGACAGGTCGAGCCGCGGTTGACGACCGAGCCAAGGGCGGCGCTCTCGTCCGCCTTCCAGACCACGGTGGCCGTCAACAGGCCGTAGCCGTCGTCGGAAATCTTAGCCCCTGGCTGTTGGACCGGGGTGGTGAGGGCGTTGCCTTGCTTTACGATAGCCATAAATTATTTGCCCATCAGGAGGGCTGCGCGAGAGGGGGTGGAGTTCATCCAGGAGGTGGCACCCGGGTCGCCCGCGATCTTCTCGAGCAGGGCGTTGGTCTTGCGGGCCTCATCGAGCTGGGCGTTCATCGCCTCCATGACCGGGTTAGGGCCGACGCCGATGACGTTGCCGAAGCCTTCGGGGCCTTTGAAGTCGGCGGACTTCTTGTCTACGATGACGGCCCCTGCCTGCGGGTTCTTCTTTGCATCTTCAGCAAGCAACGCTTGGACCTTGTCCTGCATGGCTTTATTTTCCGCAGCAAAGCCAGGGCCATATTTATCGCTTCCGGCCCTACGCTGAGATTCAGCAAAATCAAAAAGCATCTGTCGACCACGTGGGTCTTTCTTAAGGAACTCACGAGTGACGTCCTCGCGCGCCGTCTTGGCCTGTTCCTCTGTTTCCTTTGTCTTCTTTTCGCGGTCTTGTTTGCGAGCCCAATAGCGATCCTCTGCGGACATCAGCTCATTGGTCCCGTCGATGGCGGCCTGATTGGCTTCTTCGTGTTTCTTCTTGTTCTCTTCGATGAGTTTGCCGATGTAATTCATGGCAATACCGAGCAATGCCAAGGGTCCAAGGAACGAAAGAAACACGTCCTTGAACGCCGTGCTGAACTTCTTCTGGATGTCCTCGACCTGCTTGCCGAAGGACACGGTGGCCGTCTTGGCCTTGTCCATGGCCTGCGGGACGTCCGAAGATGTCTTGATGTTAAGCTCCAGGGATTGTGCCATCGTCGGTTGTTTCCTTTGCAGGATTGGAAGGTTTCGAGGCGGCGTCCTTGGCTTCCTCTTCGGCCATGAAGGCTTCTTCCTCCGGGGACATGATCGCCACGTCGGCACCCTTGCGGATAGCCAGGGCTGAGTTAAGCCAGATGGCCTGACACTCCGGCATCTCCCACGCCCGCTTCTCGGGGATGCCAGACGCGATGAGGTTGGCGACGATGGACAGAGGCCACGGCACCCCCTTGTCCCCGCCCCCTGACTTGGTCTTGCTCTGCTCCCAGAACTTGGGCCAGTCCTGGACTAGGATGTAGCCGGCGAAGGCTTCCAGCAGGCGCTCGAACTTCTCAGGGTTGCGGGACAGGGACATCAGCCGCAGCTCGTCGACCCAGCCAATCTTATCCCCTAGCGGTTCCTCGGCGCAGACCTTGCAGGCGAAGAGCAGATCGGCGGGGCTGATGCCGCGAGAGCCATCGACCAGCGGGGAGTCAAACGCCATAAGGCGCACCCGATACTTCAGGCACCAAGGGTAAAGCGAACGACCCAGCAGCCGAAAGGGCGCCGGGTCGACGTAGGCGTTCAGGAAGCGGCGGTCCACGTCCCCTATCCTAGTCCCCTTGCGGGGAAGTCAATTAGGCAGGCGTGATGCCTTCGTAGTCAATGGCCGTGATGGTCACAGCCGTGAAGCCCTTGTTCGAGCCCTTGTCGTCAATCTTGGTGATGGTGCCGACGAAGGAGGCCGAGGCCGAGCCAGCCGGGTAGGCCGAGAGGGTGTTGACCGTGAAGGACAGGGCGGCGCCGAGGGTCGGCATAGTCGAGGTCTTAGCGATGCCTTCGATGGTGATCTCAGACTTGCGGTCGTCCAGACGATGGGTCTTGGTCAGGCCGGCTTCGTCGACCACGGTCACGTCCGCGTTGAAGGAGGACGAGAGGCTGTAGCTCTGGACGAAGAGGTTGGTGACAGTGCCTGCGACTCCGTAGATGCAGGTCGTTCCGTTAGAGATGGCGGCCATTTGTATTTGCGAGGTTTGGAAGGGGTTAGGCAGGCAGGACCACCAGCACGTCAAAGGAGAAAGCCGTGGCCCAGGAGCGCTCGTCGATGCCCTCGTCTTCGGAGCCGATCGTAACGTCATAGCAGGTCGCGTCGGTGCTGGTCACGAAGGCCGCCTTGATGCTGGTCAGGTCACGCATATTGCCGGACAGGGCGGCGCAGCGGAGTCGGTGATCGGCGAGCGTGGTGTCGTCGGCGTTGGAGAACAGGGTGATGCGGACCGAGCAGGAGTAGTTGCCCGCACCTTCGGGGAGGTCGGCAGGGTTGCGGGCCGAGTCGCAGAGCACAACGGCCTTGGGAAGGGTCTGCGTGGCGGCGCTATCCCCAGTCAGGAAGGTGACGGTGGTCAGCCCGGTCTGGGTCGAGAGGTAGGTGGCGAGGGTGGACTCGACGATGTGCCGGATGCTCTTGGTGCCCATTTCCTTTGCCCTGATTGGTAGGGAAAGGGGCTTGACGGACGGGGGCAGGGGTGGTCTACTTACCTTGCTCACCGATGATCTGCCAACAGGACCAAGCCCTTGCCGACTTCTTCGCCATGTTCGAGAAGGCCGTGCCCCATATCCCTAAGCCCCGCGCCGTGAAGGCCCGTAGCACCGCAATGCTCGCCCGCCTTTACGATGGCGAACTGCCGGCCTCGTATGTCTGCGAGCCTAAGGTCGATGGCCTCCGCGTCATCATCACCGCCGACCTCGAGACCCGCCGCGTGTCCTTTGCCACGCGCAACGGCAACCCGATGCCCTCCCTCGACCACTTGGCTGGCGAGGTGCTCGAACTGCTCGCTGATCGTGCTGGCCTTTGGACGCTCGACGGCGAGGCCGTGTCCGGGCAGTCGTTCTTCACCTCTGTCGGCGACCTCCGCTCCGAAGCCCCTGCCGACGATGACCGCGTCTGGCTGTTCGACATCCCCTCATGCGATGGGGATTACAGCACCCGCCGTGCCTCTCTGGAGGCTTTGTTCGCTCAGTCCTACCCTTCCTCCCTCCTGCTCATCCCGAGCGTCTCCTGCACCCCCGAGGAAGCCTTTGTCCGCTTTACCGCCGAGGGCTTCGAGGGTGCTATGGTCAAGGACACGACCGCCTCCTATCGCCACGGCATCCGCTCCAGGGCTTGGCTCAAGGTCAAGGACTGCGATACCACCGACGGGCAGATCGTGGACATCGTCGAAGGTTCGGGCAAGTGCGCAGGCATGGCTGGTCACATCGTCGTGCGCTGCGGTCGCCGTGATGTCAGCGTCGGCACGGGCATGGACGAGGCCACCCGCCGCGAACTCCTGGCTAACCGCTCTCAGCTCATCGGCATGGTCGCCGAGGTAGACTTCCAGATGAAGACCCCGAAGGGCTCACTGCGTCACCCGGTGTTCGTCCGGGTCCGTGGCGACAAGGCTTAACTCCTGCGGCCTGCCTTGATGCGCCGAATCGTGCGCTCAACATACTGCTCCATGTCGGCCTTCATCTGGCGGTCACGATTGCCAAGGGCCAAGGCCATCGTGTTGGCCTCGTCTGCGATGGCGTTCACATTGCCCATCAGGTTGCCGATGGTGATCATGTATTCCTTGGAGTTCTCGGCTACGCGGGAGTAGCCGCCAGCCCCGGCATGGCGAGCGATGTAGGTCGCCTTGCGTAGGTCTTTGCCGAACATCACCGGGCCGTTCTTATTGGACGGCATAGGTAGTCCCATCAGCGCCCGCAGCCAAGCGGCCTTGGTCTTACCGACGGCGACCTGTCGCTCCTTGATGTAGTCGTCCAAGTCTTTCTTACTTTCGACCAGGAGGCGCGGTTCGCCCAGCTTCTGGCCTCGCTTCATGCGTCCTCCGAACTTGGCTTTAATGCGGTTGTGGTGGGCACGAAGGTCTGTCGCATACTCAAGGCCATACTCGTTTACCTTTAGCGGTACGCGGTTAAGGTAGTTGCGGGCCTTCAGGAACGCCCGGTCATAGTTCGGGTCGTTCAGGATTTTGGTCATGATCGGAGAGATGCGAAGGGACTCCAGGCTGGAGCGTCGCACTACCTTGTCGAACATGGCGCGGTTGTTGGTCTGGGTAGCGTGCGCGAGCGTGCGGAACACGATTGCCTTCTGGCTGGAGATGTTGCGGTCGCCTACGGCCACGAACATCTTGCGGATGTCCCCGGCCACGGCTCCGTCGCCAGCCTGCCGTGCCTTGTCAGTCAGACCCTGACCGCCACCCTTTACCAAGGGCGGGGTAAAGCGGGCCATGTCCTCGCAGATGAGCGCAGCTTGTTTCTTGGCCACGTCCTTCTCGGCCACGCCCATCATCCTAGCAATGTCCTCTAGCGTTGTCTTAAACTCGGCGTAGGACTTCGGGACGATTTCAACCTTCACCACGGCGGGTTACTGGTTGTCGTCGATGACGAGGAGAGTGACCCACGCGGAACCGGGCTTGTAGGTCTGGGTCGTGATGCGGACGGTCTTCCCGCCGGCCACGATCTTCTTGCCCTGGGCTAGGGACGGGATGACGGCACCCGAGGCGATGATGGCAGCCGATGCCCCCGTAGAGCCGTCTGGCTTCGTCCAGGAGGCCGTTACAGCGGGGAGCCTGACC